ATATTAGAACAATATAATAATGTTAATCTAAACCCAGACAGTGTAAATTATATTTGTAGAGTAATCGGAGATAGAAGAGCAACTTATAGTACTTTATTTAATAAAGTAATTACAGAAGGTGATTATCCAAACCAATCACAGTTTGTTAGAGTTGAAGTAGCTCAAGCAGTTACAGATAAATCATATTCTCCTAAATTATCACCAAAAGGATTTAGAGCAGTACATGATCCAGTAAATGTATCAGTATTTGCACCAGCTGTAACACACCCATCAGCTTCATATAAACAACATCAAACTTTAGGAACTTCATATGATGCTAAAGCATTTTTAGGATTTAATTTTGCTGATATTGAAGCAGATAATATGAATTTCCTTAAACCATTACCTGAAAATTCAGTAGCTAATGTATCTGGTGATTTCAATGTTGAAAATCATTTTGGACATTCAGGTTCGGGATTATGGGATGGTTCATTAAGTGCATCAGTAGATTCAACAGGAGCAACAGGACCAGCATCTTCACAACTTAAATTTACAGTACCTATGCAAGGTGGTTATGATGGATATAAAACATCACAAACATTTAAAACAGGTGAATTTATAGCAACAGATAATATGCAAGGTATGGATTTAAGCTCTACGAGCGCTACTGGTTTTTCAGCATATAAAAAAGCAATAGATATTCTTTCAAATCAGGATGAATATGATATGAATATGTTAGTATTACCAGGTGTAATAAAAAGAATACATGCTTCTGTAACAGATGCTGCTACTACAATGGTAGAAGATAGAGGAGATGCATTTTATGTAATGGATTTAACAACAGTTAATGATAAAGTAACTACAGCAGTAAATGAAGCAGCTTCATTAGATAGTAATTATGCTGCAGTGTATTATCCATGGGTAAAAGTGCTAGACACTTCGATTAACAAACCAGTATTTGTTCCACCATCAGTTATAGTGCCTGGTGCAATAGCTGCGTCAGATAACATTGCTGCTGAATGGTTTGCACCAGCAGGTTTAAATAGAGGTGTATTAGGAGCTGTATTAGAAGCTAAAATTAGATTAAATCAAGCTGAAAGAGATCAATTATATGAAGGAAAAGTAAACCCAATTGCCACATTCCCTCAAACAGGAGTATGTATATGGGGTCAGAAAACACTTCAAACACGTCCAACAGCACTTGATAGAATTAATGTTAGAAGATTACTAATAGCAGTTAAGAAGTTTATTGCAAGTTCTTCTAGATTCTTAGTATTTGAACAAAATACAATTCAAACTAGAAACAGATTCTTAAATATAGTAAACCCATACTTAGAGTCAGTACAACAAAGACAAGGATTATTTGCCTTTAGAGTTGTAATGGATGAAACAAATAATACACCAGCAGAAATAGATAGAAATAGATTAATTGGTGCAATTTATTTACAACCAACTAAAACAGCAGAATTTATAGTACTTGACTTCAACGTACTACCTACAGGAGCTACATTCGATAATGGAGGTGGCGGTGGAGGAGCTACTGGAGGAGGAGGTGGCGGAGGCTACTAAAAAAAAGAAAAAGCTTATATTTATAATAGAACAATAAAATAAAATAAAAAGATGGCGATATTAAACACAAACGAAATGATGTTCACAGCATTTGAACCTAAATTACAAAATAGGTTTATAATGTACATCGACGGAATTCCAGCATTCCTAGTTAAAAAAGTAGGAAGACCAAACATCTCATTTAACGATGTTACTCTTGATCACATTAATGTGAAAAGAAAAATTAAAGGAAAAGCAGATTGGCAAGACATTACAGCTGATCTTTATGATCCAGTAACACCATCAGGTGCACAAGCAGTAATGGAGTGGGTTCGTTTGTCACATGAGTCAGTTACAGGTAGAGATGGTTATTCTGATTTCTATAAAAAAGACATTAGATTTAACGCATTGGGTCCTGTAGGTGATGTAGTTGAAGAATGGATCTGTAAAGGTGCTTACTGTAAAGCAGCTAACTTTGGAGATGCTGATTGGACTTCAGACACACCAATGAACATCAATATTACAATTAGAATGGATTATGCCATCTTAAATTACTAATAGTAATAATTTATATAAAGAAAAAGCGCCTTTTTGGCGCTTTCTTTTTTCTTAAATATATGTATATCCGAACTAGTTTTAAATAAATAATAACGTTATGGAACAAACACAACAAAAACCCCAATTTCCTTCCGAAGAAGTAACATTACCTTCAAAAGGTTTACTTTATCCTGAAGGATCCCCACTAAGAAGTGGAGTCATAGAAATGAAGTATATGACAGCTCGTGAAGAAGATATTCTTACAAACCAAAACTACATAGAAAACGGCACAGTAATTGATAAATTACTACAATCTCTAATTATAACTGATATTAATTATAATGATTTACTAATAGGAGATAAAAATGCTGTATTAGTAGCATCTAGAATTTTAGGTTACGGAGCAGAATATTCATTTAAGTTACCTCATCCTAAAACAGGTGAAATGGAAGTAGTATCTGTTGATTTAACAAAGGCAGAAGATAGATATATTGATGAAAGTATAATGATAAAAGGTAAAAATGAATTTGAATTTAATTTACCTACAACTAAAATTAATTTAACTTTTAAATTATTAACTCAAGAAGATGAAAAAAAGATTAATAATGAGTTAAAAGGTTTAAAAAAGATTAATAAAAAGGCTTCTCCAGAATTAACTACTAGATTAAAATACTTAATACAGTCTGTAAATGGAGATTATGAAAAGAAAACAATCAGAGAATTTGTTGATAATAACTTATTAGCAAGAGACGCAAGAGCTCTTAGAGAATATGTTAGATCAATACAACCAGACATTGATTTAGAGTTTAATATTGAATTTGAAGATGGGCATATTCAAGAAAATGTAACTATTCCCATCAATGCCTCGTTTTTTTGGCCTGACGCCGAATTATAGACAATTATTATATACTGAGATCCACGATCTAGTGTACCATGGCGGCGGTGGTTTCATACACTCAGAAGTATATAACATGCCAGTTTGGATGAGGAGGTATCATATAGACCGAATCAACGAATTTAATAAAAAACAAAATGAAGAATTAGAAAAAATACAAGGACGTTCTAACATAGGTGATGGAGACATATCAAGACCTAATGTAGATCCTTCAATGTTTTATTTTAATAAATAGATAAGGTGCGCAAGCACCTTTTCTTTTTTCATATTTATACCCGAATAACTTTATATAATGGCAGACAATCCAGAAAAAGAAATAGAAGGAGCAGCTGATAAAGCTGGAGATTTAAGAGAACAATTACAAGAAGTTTTATTTGTTTCTAGAGATATAGCATCAGAGGCAGCAGATTTAGCTAAATCTTTAGGAATGAATTCTATAGAAGCAGCATCCTTTAAAAAAGCATTTAAAGACACAGCAAGTGTATCTCAAAACTTAGTAGATAATGCTGAAAAATTATTAGAAGGAGAATTATCTTTAAATGACATCCAAAAAGACATAGCTAAAAACAAACAGTCTCAAATAGGCTTAGATAGAGAAATAGAACAACTTCTATCAAAAGCAGGAGTATCTCAAAAAGATATATCAGCTAATTTAGGAACATCTTTTGGATTAACTGAAATGTTAGTTGAAAAACATCAAGGTATTAATAGTGAAATAGCAGATGCTGTAAAATTATATGAAGAACAAGTAACTGCTAATAAAGAAAATGCTTTAGAATTAGATAAACAAGAAAATATAGCTAGAAAAATTAAAGACACTGTAGGAGCCTCAGGTAAACTTATAGAAGGAATAGGTAAAATCCCTATAGTAGGTCAATTTATAGATTCTAAAGAAGCCTTAAAAAAGATGAATAAGGCAGCAGCTGAGGGAGCAAGTAAAATGCAAACTATGATGGTTGGTTTAAAATCTGCCGTCCAAGATGTTATAAAAGGAGCATTAGACCCACTAACAATAGCTATAGCAGCTCTTAAAGCAGGTCTTACTTTTGATAAACAACTTACTAATCTTGAAAAAGGAATGGCATTATCTCGTGGAGAAGCCATGGCCTTTAGACAGGAAATGACTATAGCAGCAGCCTCAAGTAATGATTTATTTGTTAATACAGAAAGAATTCAAAAAGGTTTAGGAATTTTACAAAGTCAAATTGGATTTGCAGCTGGTTTTTCTTCAGAAATGTCTATAGAAGCTGCAAAAATGTCAGAATTATTTGGCATGTCTGAAAAAGCCATTGGGGGTATGGCACAATCTTCTTTAATAACGGGTAAAACTTTAGAAGAGACAAGAAAAGATATAGGGGTAATTGTAGAAAAACAAAAAGAACAAACAGGTTTATCATTTAGTCATCAAGAAATATTAGAAAAAGTAGGTAACACTACCGGTCAGATTAAAGCACAATTAGGTGCTAATCCAGAGGCAATAGCAAAAGCTGTAATGAAAGCTAAAGAATTTGGATTAGAATTAGAACAAGTAGCAAAAGCAGGATCAGCATTACTTAATTTTGAACAGTCTATAGAAGCAGAGTTAGAAGCAGAATTACTAACAGGTAAACAACTTAATTTAGAAAGAGCAAGAGCATTAGCATTACAAGGTGACTATGCAGCATTAGCTGAAGAAGTAGCAAGCCAAGCGGGTAATTTTACTGAATTTAGTAAAATGAATGTTTTACAACAAAATGCTTTAGCTAAATCATTTGGAATGTCGTCAGATGAATTATCTGAAATGTTAATGAAACAAGAAGCTCAAGGCAAAACTGTTGAAGAATTAAGAGCAGCAGGTAAAGACGAATTAGCAGACAGATTAGAACAAAGAAATGTCCAAGAAAGTTTTAATGATGCTGTAGCAAAAATGAAAGGAATATTTGTTGATTTAGTAGGTGGTCCTTTAGGTGAATTTCTAAACATATTAACTTTAGCTTTAGAACCTATTAACATTATGATGACAGGATTATCAGGAATACTTTCTCTTTTTGGAGAAAATAGAAAAGAATTAACCTTTATGGAATCCTTATTAGGAAGTGTAGCAGCAATTTTCTTAACTATTAAAGCACGTGCAATGCTTATTAAAGGAATAACAGTAGCTACTAATGTAGCTAAAGCTATAGGTTTAGGATTTGATATAGCTTCAAATAAAGCTTCAAAAAGTTCCGTAAGAGGATTAGGTTCTAGGTTAGGTATGAATGTAGCTTTAGCATCTGCTAAAATATTTGGTTCACTTGCTAAAATACCATTTGGTTTAGGTATACCAGTAGCAATAGCTGCTATTATTGGAATGGCTAGTTTAGTATATGGTTTATCAAAAAGAAAAGCAGAAAAAGGGGGATTTATAGGAGGGAAAAGACATTCTCAAGGAGGCACTCTTATTGAAGCAGAACAAGGTGAATTTATTATGAGCCGAAAAGGAGTACAAAATGTAGGATTAGGTAACTTATATGCTATGAATAAAGGAGGAGGAATAGTTAGTGGAGGAGGAAGAGCACAAGAAGGAGGAGAAGTAGGATCAGGTAATCAAGGAGTTACTAAAGTAGTAGTAGAAAATAAACCTGGTGTAATAGTAGCTTCTCCGTATGGATTAAATGACGCACAATATCAATCAAGAAACGAAAACTTTAAAACAAGATTTGAATAAAATTTATATTTATAATAAAATAATACAATTATGGGATTAAAAGACTTAAAATCAAATTTAGACTTACTAGGGGGTTTTGGTAATCAAGGAGGAACATTAGGAGAAATGGATAGTTTTAATCCATCTAATTTCCAAAAACCAACAGATGAAGCTTCACAGGCACATGTAGACTCTTTACAAGAAGTACCTGGTGGTTCACAAAATTCACCTTATCAAGATTTAGATGGAAATCAAGGACCACAATTTCAATTACCAACAGCTCAAGCATCACAAAAACATATAGATTCATTAACACAACAATCTACATATACTCATGGTGATTCAACTGAAGTAGTAGGACCAGTACCTGGTGGTGATAGTAGTTCACCTTTTCAAGACTTAGATGGTTTACAAGGACCACAATTTCAACAATCTAAAGATTTAGCTTCTCAAGTACATGAAAGTTCATTATCTTTAGTACCAGGTGGTTCACAAAATTCACCTTATCAAGACTTAGATGGATTAGCAAATAATCCTAGTTTTGGTGATGAGGGTGGAGCAGGAAAACAATTAGGTGGACAAGATTTACACGTAGCTATGCTTACAGAAAATTATACTTATCCAAGTTTAGGTACTGGAGAAACAACAGTAAACGCTAGTGTACATGATTTAAATGGTGGACTACCAAATAGTGGTGAATACTTAAGCAATTTACCAGACTAAAATAAGATAAAATGGCTTTAAAAAAACTCCTTACAGATTTAACTGTTGGGGTAAATGCTTACCCTAACCATAACACACCTTCAGATGCGGGAGGTTATAATTATGGTAAGTCTTACACACCTGTATTTGAAAGAGTATTTAGACAAACATCTTTTAAATTTGGAGAAGGAAGCGCAACAGATAGACCGTTTGGTGATTATAGTAAAGAACCTTATTTATATAGTGGATTACTATCTGCAGATCAATTACCTGATGTTCCTAATCCTGCAGATTCAGGTTTATTAAATCAAGTAGGAGATTTTGTAGATAGTGCTACTGACGGGCTTATTAGAGGAGGATTATTAACTCAAATAAAAAGATCAGCACAAGATGCTTTAAGAATAGGAAAATGGGCATTTGATGGACCAGAAGGACCGGCATGGTTACTTACTCAAACAGGACTACAAAGAACAAACCCTAAAACAGAGGAAGAACCAATAAGCTTATTTGGTGTAAATTTAGGGGGAAGAAGTAGAATATATAATCCCTTAGGTATAAATACCTTATCACAAACACTTGTTAATTTTTCAGGATTACATTTAAATAGAGCAGGAGGACCTACAGCTTATGGTATAAAACAAGGATATGGAGTTGATTCAACAGAATCTTCTAAATATGAATACCAAGTAAGAACTAATGCTGATAATTTAGGTAATGTAGAAGATATGAACTTTGCAGGTTCTGCTAACAGAATGATATCATTATTTGATGCTAGAATATTAGGTAATGATGATAGTGGTGGAGGTCAAGGAGTACTATATGATTATGGTGGGGGACCTCATTCAGTATATGGCATAGGTAGAACTACTATTAAACGTTATGAATTTACAAGAGGAGTAAATTCAAAATTAAATAAATTAAATATATTAAAAAATGCCTCAGAGAATTATAATGCAGGTAGAGAAGGTGATAGTTATGCTCCTTATAAAATAGAACCTAAAGCAGTAAGAAGTTCTGATGGGGGTGTAGCTTATTCTCAAGGTTATCCTTATAGTATCGAAGAAGTTCATCCTAATTCGGAAGAACCTGGTTTATCACAAACAATAGATAGATCAGGTAAGAGATTAATATATAGAAATGCTGATTTTAATGTTAATCAAGCTTATCAAGTAAAATCTAAAAATATAACGGATTTTAGAAAAAATTTAGGTAGGGGTTACTCTGATTATCAATTAAGAACAGGTAAAGAAGGAGATGGGGTAAGATATATTAGAGAAGAAAGAGTAAATACAGGTAACCCAGGAGTAAAATTAGATAAAGCCGTTGATTCACAAGGACGACTAGATTACACAGTATATAATCCTGAAGCTATAGATAAAATTAATGCTTTAGACATAATAAGAACTGAAGGAGACTTTACTTCTCAAAAATATAGAGACTTTATTAGATTTAGAATAGAAGCAGTAGACTCAGACGAACCTACTAAAGCAGACTCTATGATTTTTAGAGCATTTTTAGATAGTTTTAATGACAATTATAATGCTAATCATAATAGCTTTAAATATAATGGTAGAGGTGAAGAATTTTACACATATAACTCATTTAAAAGACAAATAAGTTTTAGTTTTAAAGTAGCTGCTCAATCACGTCATGAAATGATGCCCTTATATAGAAAACTAAATTTCTTAGTAAGTAATGTAGCTCCTGAATATAAAGTAACTAGAATGAGAACACCTTATATTAGATTAACTATTGGTTCTATGATGGATAGAATACCAGGTATTCTAAATTCTGTTCAATTAAAATGGAATAAAAATTATCCATTTGAAATAGCTATGGATGGTCCAGAAAAAACAAAAAGAGACATGTTAGTATTACCTCATGTATTAGATGTGTCAGTACAATTTACTCCAGTACATAACTTCTTACCTAAAAAATCTATCACAGAATCACCATTTATATTATCACATACAAATAATAGAAGTTTACAAATTGGTGAACAATGGTATAGCCAAGGAGCAGCTCAAAACTTAGATGAAGCTAGTTTAGAGGGATTAAGAACAAGAATGGGATTAGACCCACTTAAAGATGTTAATACTATAATACCTGATGAAACTGAAAGAAAGAAAACAATAGAAGATATTCAAAAAGGAGACGAAGGAGGTGGTGGAGATCCAGCAGGAGCACAAGCAGATAGTGGAGGAGGAGCAGATGGAGGAACAACAGCAGACGGTTCACAATCTCAAGATGATGGGGATAATAAAAAAGAAGGACAAACCCCAAAACCTAAATCTAGTGATCAAGGAACAAATCAGTCAAGTAATACTTCACAATCTAGTGATGGAGAAGAAGACCAAGAAGAAAAAATAGCGATACAATATACAATTAGTGTTGAAAGATTTGGAAATGGTGAAGGTGCTTATTATATAGAAAATAATGCAGGATATCCTAGATTAGGACAAGGAGTTACTTCAACCTTCCTTCAGGGTAAAACTGATGAAGAAATAATCAAAGATCAAACTTTTGTAATGGATACTTTTGGTGTAATGCAAGATTCGGTTTAT